TGATAAAAACGGAGAACTTTTTTCCAGTTATCCGGACACTATCTCAAATAATAAGATTCCAGCTGTGAATACCGGCTCTGACATAAAATTTGAGGATGGATATTTCTATGTTACAGTATAATCGCAAAAACGAAATGTACTGATTTCTGAAACCAAATGTACAAAAAAATATGAAGCGGCCTCTAAAATGGGGCCGCTTCTTCATTTGCCTATATCTTGGGGTCATAGGAGGCGTACTCTTCAACCTGCTGTACTCTTCTTATATAACCCGATTCAATAGCGATTAAACACCGTTCTAACGATCTTAAAAGAGCCGGTATTATATCCTGCTCGTAGAACTGGCCGTATGTTTTAAAGTAATTTATTCTGACAATCTCCATCTCGCATATATCCCCCGCGTCAAGCCTGCTGTTGGCCCAAAACCACGTGGCGGCCGTAACCGGGTCACCGGCTAAGTATGCGTGCTTTATGGCGCTTGGCCCGCGTCTATGCGGAAGCAGCGAAGGGTGAAACACTAAAACGCCGTATTTAAAGGCGTCAAGATCCTCTGTAGATAGCTTTTCCCTAAGCAGGGGCGCCACACCTTAGCGAATGCGGCGGCTCCAACCTTGGCTATTTGTCTATCCACAACGCTTGTGAACTCATCAACCACAGCGCGGCTTGGGCTATCGCAAATTAGCCTGGCAAGACCCGCCCGGAACTGCTCCCCGTTTGAAAGAACTTTAAACGGCCTAAGCCATGCCGGCACGTCGCCGAGTCCAACTGCAGACAGCGCCGAGGTGGCGTCGTTAAATAGGCCCTCTGGAGCTATTTCATCAATAATAGGCCCATCACCCCACCCGCCGGAAAGGTTATAAATATCTACCCCCTCAAATATGCGGGAGCCGATTGAACTTTTCCCCGACCCGGAGGGGCCAACAATAAGCCCGACCTTCCAGTCAAAGCCCTCAAAAGGAAGCTCGGCCACGTGCGACCAGTTGCACCCTGATTCGGCGTTAAACAGGCTCTTAACCCTGTTCGCCCTATAGCCGTTAAAATCGCTACAGCGATGATTTATTTCTATTCTCATACAACAACAACTTTAAGCTTTAGCCCAAGTTTTTCGAGCATTTCATAAACCTTTTTTTGCTCCTGCTCGTCGGAACAAATTACCACAATCCCGTATTGTGATTTGTAAGTAAAACTTTTCATGTTCAATATTTTTTTATATTTGTACTCTCACTCAAAATAACAGAAGGTGCCATAACACCGTCGGGACAGTTGCCCCAATCGTGGTGTTATGGCACCTTTATTATCCGGGAGGGAGTGAGAAATTTCCCGGGTAGAGGTTGGGGTTTTTTAATCCCCATTACGCGCTAAGGTGGGCTGTCCTTGAGTATATTCCCTGTTGCCTCAATCTTGTAACCCTCCATTTCATCGGCTACAACCGAGAAATAGTAAGAATACGATACTCCGCTACCTTCCTCGTCTTTTGTGTACTTCTCTAATCCGTCTTCAATATCTCCAATAGGCAAACTCAGCGTACCAACAGGAACGTCTATCGTGCCGCTTGTAATTAGTATGGCTCCTTTGTTCACTCCCTCTGAGTTGTAAGCGTCTATGGTTACATTGTAAACTACGCTACGGGTTGCTATGCCGTAATTATCAAAATCGAATCCGGCATAAACCCTGTTTTTTCCAAGTCCTGTAACTAAATATCCTCCAAAAATTACCTGTAATTTCAGCGCCGCGGAATTTGAGTTCTCAACAACAGTAACTGTCCTGAATGAGTTTGGCACTAAGTAGAACATATCATTTGTCTTGTATATAACTATACACACCTCATAAGTTCCTTGGGGCACACTAATATTGAATGTAGCGTTTCCTGTTACCGGATCTGTTGGCGGCTCTGGATCGTCCTGAGACCACCCGACATATATAGGCGGGTAAGTAGCTCCTTGTGGCCTGTATAGCACCCCCCAAACTCCTGTTGAAGCAAATACAGGGAATTCCGCAAAGTGTATTTCACAGTTAGCGTCTTGACTCTCTCCAACATCAACTACTATACTACCGTTACTGTTTTCACTTGCGTTATATGCGCGAATCCAAAAGTCAAATGGAGATACTGCTTCGTGGTTGTATTCGCTAAAGTCCGTTATCCTTTGCCATTCATTTGGTATTACCGCACTTCCCCTCGGTTTCAGATAAATCCAATCCCTATCTGCAAATATCTCTGCCGTATCTGCACTGTGCATATTGTTAGGAAAGTCAAATCCATAGTCACACGAAGCCATTTCTGCAGTTGTTAAACTCCCCATTTTGTCACTCCGCACAGGCTTACGCTTCGACCACTTATTTATAAGGTCACTCCGGCATAGTCCTATAATCCCCTTGGCGGAGTAAGCGCCTAATGTTTTCCGCACAAGATGGATAGATATGTTGGCTGTAGGTAATGACATAATTAAGCGGTTTTAGAGATTTCGATTAAATTGACAGCAGGTCTAAATCCCATATTGGTAGGTCTATTGTGCCATACGAAAAACACAACATTCGCTGTAGCTGCCTCTGTAACGGTAAATGACAACTCCGAGTTGAAATCAGTATTGAGCAGTCCAGTAAATCCCGTAGCACCTACCAGAACATCATTTGTCGATACTCCATTTGCCACTACCTTATACCAGCAATACGGTTGCTCCGTACTTGCCAATGCCTGAGCGGAGTTAACGCTCATTATCATCTTAAATGTATAGGTACCGACAGGAAGCGTGAAAACAATTCTACCACGGAGATTAGTACCTCCGGTCATTGGCATTAATTCCGGTTTTAATAAGTACTTAATTGGGTAAGGCCCCGACTGAGTTACGAGAGCTACTGAGGAAGATGACAGAGCGCACCCCTCTAACGCAACATCGGTAATCGCTGGATAATAAGTTCTGTCAGCTACTAAATTCCATCCTGCTAAATCTGCTCCCGTAGAACTCTTTAATGGTTTGTGTGCTTGACCAGCCACTGCTATCACTTGCATAACATTAACCGTGATGCCAACATCGTTTGCCGTGTCATACACCATTACGCCATTTCCTGTTGCTCCTGCAAACGAAACTACCGCTTTAACTGCTCCGGCTAAAAGTGTTATGGAATCACTCCTAACGGCACTAACACCGCCAGTGTTCTGAACTTGCGCATATATTGTTTTTGCGCCAAGTGCTGCTGACATAGCAAAGCTCACTGTTGCACCAGAGAGTGTAATCCACGATGCACCTACAAATGTAGCTGACTCACTTATTCTGTACTGCGTTGGACTTCCTGTATAAGAAAGCAATACGCTTATTACTGTATTATCTGTACTTTCCGCTCCGCTATTAATCACGATTGAGGAGAGAGATACTGCCTCAACAAAGGCGTATTCAATAGAATCGCTTACAACGCTACTAATAGTTGTGGCATTTTGAAGCTTTGCGTATAACGTTTTGACAGCATATCCGGCCGATAATGTGAATGAAGGAGTTCCTGAGAACGCAACCCAACTCGCGCCGGTAAAATCCGGAGATTCGCTAAGCATCATCTGAGTAGGTGCACCGGTATATGTGAATGCAAGTGACACGACATCTGTATTTGTGATACTTGCTCCGGCATTAATTACTATTGCTGAAAGAACGAGGGGAGTATCAATAAATGAAATGCTATCGCTTAATACGGAACTATCCCCAAATGCATTGCGAAGTTGAATATAAATCGTCTTGGCTGTAAAGCCGGCAGAGAGTACAAATGTGCTACTTGCTGCAAATGCAACCCAAGAGGCTCCTGAGAAATTTACATCTTCGCTAAGCATCATCTGTGATGCGCTTCCTACTATAGAGAGTGCCACTGTAACACTATTTGAAGATGTTGTCGCCGCGCCGGCGTTAATTAAAACAGCTGTTAGCGTTGGAGCGGAGACAAACGCGTTAAGCCTTGCCTCGTAAGACTCCTTTACTCCGGGCTTTAGCTGCTGGATGAAATACAACGCATCATCATAGGCGTATTCTTGAGCCGGATGCGCCTCGAAAATAGTAAGGTATTTCTCCACCTTACTCAGTAAGTCTGTATTAAAATCTAAGTTCACGAGCAATTGATTCTCACTTAGGCCAAATGATGTTCCATTGCAATTATCTGACGATGTAACTGTAATATCAGTTAATGCGCTTATGCCAGAAAGTAGGCAAGAAAGCGATTTGAAATAAAAATTATGGTTACAGGGTGCGTGAATTTTAAAGGTTATTTTCTGCCCATCTATCGACTTGTAGGCTCGACCAAACTTAGTCATAAACCAATATTCATAAACCTCGTCGACAGAGGCGAATAATAAAGAGTCATTGCCACTCTCCCCAATCACAGCATCTATGTCTGACAAAAAGCCAAGATAATCGGAGTCAATTGTATAGACTTTATCAATAAACAGAAAATTAAACTCTCTGTCTGCTAAATCCCCGGCGGCATTAGTTAAAATATCGCTTTTAAAAGTTACTAAATTGTATTCTCCTACCCATGCCTTTCCTCTAAGTCGATTGACAGACTTATCGGGAGAAGATCCATCCGCAAATGGTTTATAAAACACAGCTCCAGCAGGAGCGGCGGAAGACAAAAGGAAGTTGGTCTTCGCGTAATCAAGGTGTTTCAAGTAAACAACTTTTCCGGCTGCCGTTGAACCGCCCTTAGAGAATCTTCCTATTCGTGCTTTTAACTTGTTTTGTTCTATTTCGGCATATTCCTCAAATTCTGCCTGAGTAATAAGGGCTTGCTCCTCGTCAGTTAGATCTATCACTCCTTCAATATCGTGTATAATTGTCGATACACCGAAGTCCTGCATCACAGATATTTCATCAGCATTGACAAGAGACCACGCCCATCCGTTTGCACTTTGCTCTATCGTCCAAGGCCAACTGTCAATTGTAAAAGCGTATCTGTGCTTGACTCCCGCTCCGTCTGTATATTCGTAAGCCTTTGCTGGGTATAGTCCTGCGCTTTTATAATAGGTAGTTGAACCCATTACATAAGTAAACCCCTTATGAAAGAAAAAAGACCGACTATCTCCCGGAATAAAAAAAGATAGCTTTTCATTATCAACCCACTTTTTATTCATCGCCGAGAATAGGTTCCAGCACGAAGTCGAGTCCTCAATCAGAAATGTTGCTACATTTTTTTTATTGTACTTCAATTTCGGAAAAGTAAGATTTACATCCGCAGGGTTGATCCCCGCCGGAACGGTTACGTTTAACTCTAATACATCGCCAAAATCTTTAACGTATTCAACTTGAATTGTAGCCTTGACCGTTGTTGTAACGGCCTGTATGCACTTAATTGTGACTTTTGTACATAAATCTGAGTCTACAAAAAGCCTACTTATTTTATATGAGTCATTGTAAAAGTCTGTTGTTGCTGCCCCTGCTTCCTGTGCGGCCACAAGCGAGTCCGTCTTTAAATATAAATTAAACCCAAGAGGAATGGTCGCCAACGTATATGTGGTCTCTTCGTTTAGAGTTGTTGGAATGGTAGGAATCTCAACAATCATTCGATATAGGTCATAATCAAGATTAAACAACCTTATTGTGCCTATTTTCGTTTCCTGCCCTCTGATTATAGTCTTAAACGCTGCTATGCCGGAAGTAATGTCTTCGAGCTGCTCTGTGGTAAAGTCGGCGTAAGTAAATGAGTCTCCCTTTGGCCCTGTTCCCCCGGGGCCTTGAATCCCCGGGTCTCCTTTTTCTACTAATAACTGAAAGTATTCTGTGTTTGTTGGCAAGATACCAGAATCTATAGGAACAGGCTTAATGCAGCAATACCCGTTTTTTGCATAAACAACGGTGTCTAATATATCATAAGGGGCTCCGGAGTTGTGCAAACCCTTTGGAACAAAACCTACTCTACCTAAATTTGTATCTGCCATTTTATAAGGTTTTTAATATCAAACATTTGTTTTCGTCTATCTCAAAAGTAAAATCATCAATTCCCGCGGCGGTCGCCATAATTAGCTCCATATTTTCGTTTATTGTAAAGGACAAAAAGTTTGTTTTATCCATATCTGCCCCAAGTGCGGACAAAGATTTTGTCGAATAAAAGTTTTTGGATGTGCAAAGGGCATCGTTTTCCTCGTCAAACACTAGGGCTTTTTTAAGCTTTACAACATATTCATCGTTGACACCTCCGGACATCGCGACCCCCACAGATGACGAGGAGCCGGCGCTGTTGGCTTTTGACGTATAGCTTTTTGTAATTGTAATGCCCATGTTAATCAATCGGTATTATTTGATCATAAACTTGAGTAACAGTTAATGAGTGTGTCCCGGAGAGTAGATCCCATTTATCACCTAAGAACATGTACAGCCCGGGTCGATAGTCAATCGAAAACAAGTAAAGAGGGGAGAGCGGTTTATCGGTGATTACATCCCCTCCAATTGTCGCGCGACTATCAATTACCTGGCAAAATCTATCTTGAAGAAGCAACTCCGCCAATTGCTTACCATCGGCGGGAAGTTCCGAAGCCGAATCATACCATCCGGTAAGAGGTTTAAAGACTTTATATGTATCTGTTCCACCGCCCAGGTCTACCGTTTGCTCAAATACAAGGATGTTCGTAACATTTCTATAGTTATCATAAACAACTGGCACACCGTTGTTCACGAAATTAAGCGATGACTCAGGGGCATCGTTTATTTGCAATGTTACATCGTCTGCTGTTTTCCAAAACCCTTTTGAGGATTTTGCGGAAAAAGTATTTAGCGGTTTTTTTGTTGTATTTACCGATACCTCTAAATCTCCAATATGAGTATAATCTATTGTACCGGTCACTCCCTCGAGCGCAGGAAGGAGAATGATTTTAATTGTGTTTGTTTGTGGCGTTCCGGCAATGGCCGGAAGCTTTTTTGATTCAAGAGTCACCTCTGCCGCCTGCGTCAGATCGCCATTAAAGTCTTTCCAATAATCTAACTCTTTAACAACTATATGATCCGCTACGTCGCCGGTCCGGAGAACTTCCCCGTCAACATTAATAAAATTGAAGCTATTGATATATACAGCAAAACGAGCCTTGATTTTTTCAAGACCGGCCGCTGCCGATACAGCTATTTTAAATTTAATATTAACCGTGTCACCACCGTATGCCGTACAATCTGCTATTTGGTAAAGCGTTTGTAGTTTCCCTACAATTGTATGATGCATTGAGATACCGCGCGATATTCCGTAAAGGCCGGAAAAGGGCTCCATGTGACAATACTCGTTCGTATAAAACCATTTCTCCCGGTCAACACGATCCGCATAATCGGGCACCTTATAAGTAAGCCCTCCGGAAAAGTTATTTCTGATTAAAGAAAGAGGTTCAGCCATTTCTTGCTTAACAGTAAGCGACGCGCAACCAGTGTCAACCTGCAAACTTGGTTCAGAGTACCACCCCTCAGAATCTGAGCCGAGAGCAGCGGAAGCCAAATGCGTAACAATGGAAGACACGCCCAAGGTGTCAACTCTCACAAAAGTATTTGCACCCCTGGCTCTATCGCGGATGCGCTCAATAAACCACTCGTCGTTTGCTTGATAAATTCGGCAACCAAAGCCATTAAGAATATTTGTAAGGATCTCCAGGGCGCTTAAAATAGCTACTACGCCGTCTTTATTTTCAACAAGACCTTCGTGATCTATTAAGCTTTGCTCAAACAAGGTTTTCCCTGCAGTCGAATCATGATCCCGCGAAAAAATGCTACAACAAATATTAATGGGTAAATCAAATGCTTCAGATAGACATCTTTTCATAATGTCGTATAGGTTACTCTTCATGAACAGTCCAAAGTAGGCCGACCTATAATTTTCGAGAGATTTAAGGCCATCTGTGGCCTTGAGCGAGATTATATAAGGGGGCGCGATAAACTCCTCTTCATACAGCCCTGGCTCAACATAACCTCTAAAAATTACTGCATTTTCACGCTTTACAACAACCATATTATTGCGCTGCGAAGACAGGAACAGGTCTTCGTACTCGAAATTTTCATTGCTCCATATCCGGAGATTGCATATTGTTGACAAAATTGGCTCAAAAAGTTCACGCGTCGTCTGTTCAATAACAACAGGGTCATCAGCAAATTCCAATTCCTTTACATCTCCGGCATAATCCGGCGAAGAGATTTCAACTCTTATAAGCTTTTCAGCGGCGTCGTCAAATTCTCCCCAGTACTTCAATCCCCACATTACCCCATCCTCCTTTTATTATAGTATTTATTCAACACACCGACGAGCTTGTCGCCTTCTATTTCAAAACGAACTTCGCCTGACATGGCTCCAGATCCTAACATGCTTTTTAACTTTGAGAGTGGAGCGATCACTTCCGGGTTGCTTGATGCTCCCGGGTATTCTCCGACAAGAGCCATAGTTGGCCCTGAAACAACTCCTCCGGCTGCGAATTTTGGAACAGAGGTAGCCAAAGCTGCAATTGTTGCAGCAATACTTATCCCCATCGCGATAAGGTTAAAGGGATATGGCATTGTATTGGAACCGGAAACAGCCCCTGTTATGGCGGCACCGGCATTGGCCGTAGACTCTGCCTGCTTGCCAGCAACAATTGCCATTGAAAATGCCGAAACCTGATTAATCAATATAGGGATAGTGCTTAATAGCTTACCTACAAAGCTGATCCAATTTCCCGTAACTCCAGATATCGCTTCTCCTATCGTAATAAAATTTTGTCCCATAAGGCTTAGTGACTCTTTAGCGCTACTACCAAGCATATTTTGTTGTGTAGTAACGGCCTCTAGCTGGCTGCTGTATTCACGAAAATCGCCCATAAGTTTTTTTACCTCCCGACTTGAGGGAGAAAATCCGTCATTTATCAGTGATGTGATAGCCGTTTTTGTCAAAGAGATATTACCTTCAAGCATCCCAAACGAATCTTTGAATAGTCCGTTAACCGTTTCGTTTTTTTTAATTGAGTTACTATATTCGTCTAGAGCAATAATTCCCGTATTGATGTTTTTAACTTTCATTTTGCCGATATCCGGTGTGCTGATTTTTCCAGATTTAGAATTTTTAATAGCGTCAGTTGCCATTCTTGCCTGAAAGGATACAGCTGCAAAACTTTGTGCTAGTGCTATGTTTTCAGACTGAAGAGCGTTTAATATTTCTATAGCACTTTGAACTTCTTTGCTCTGTATTTTGTACCCTTTTTCAATGAGTTCTTTTATTGCATTCTTAACTGTATCCATTTTTTCGGTAACGGCATCCTGAGCTGTTCCGAATAACTCATTTGTCCTTGCTATTGAGACGAGTTTTTCCCTGAGCTTTGTCATTTCCTTTGAAAGCCCTCCGGATTCGCCAGCAACTTTATTCGTATTTAACAAAACTCTGTTCATTTCTTCTGAGTAGTCAGATGCTGACTCACCAGCCTCGTCGAGAGCCTTTTTATCTCTTTTTGCCCAACTCTCAGCCCCCTTTTGTTGTCCTTTTGCCCACGCCCCTTTATAATCAGCTGTTACCAGGCTTATACCTACATTGAGAGGGTTTGCTTTTGAAAAGGACGCGATAGCGTTTTTAGTCTCTTGTACGGCACCTTTAAAGTCGAACTTAAACAGTTTTAAAAGGGCACTTCCCAGGCTGCCCAGTCCGGAGATAATACTTTTGATAGTTCCCAGGACGGAGTTATACAGTGTTTCGCCAAACAGCTTAATTACCTCCCATACGCCCAGAACAGTCTTTCGAAAACCCTCAAACTTATTCCACGCCCACACTGCCGCGGCTCCCAAAGCTGCAAGTGCGGCAGCAATCCAGCCAAAGACGGGGATAGACATTATTGCCACCCCTACGGCCCTACAGGAGGCTATAGCCGCAATTTTAAATGACGCAAAGCCGGCAATTATACCCGTAAAACTAAAAGCCTTTATACCGGCAGACAAAGCCGATATCAGGGGAATCATCTGAGAAATGGGAACGAGTGCACTTGTGGCAATCTCTGCAAAGGGAAGCATGTTCCCGGTCAGATTGAATATTGATATTTTATAATCGTCAATTTTAGCTTTTATCCGCGCCAGTTGTTGTTCTTTTGACTGCATCACTACAGCCGCCTGTTCCTCGGCAGATTTAGTGCCCTGAATTGCTACAGTATATTGATTCATCAGTGGGATTCCACTGATAAGAGCCAAAGCGGCATTGGAGTTTTCTTTTCCGAATAGTTTTGTGATGAGGGCCGAGTCACCTATTATTTTCTTTAGCTCTGCTAACCTTTCTGCAAAAGGTAATGTTTTATCGGCAAGGGTTTCTATTGATACGCCGGCAGCGTTCAGTTCAGATATGACTTCTTTAGGTAGGAAACGTCCTTCAGATAAAGTAGCCAGTACGTTTCTGATTGCCACACCTCCCTCGGCACCCTTTTTCCCTGCTTTGTCGAGCACCTGAATGGCGGCGTTCGTTTCTGCAAATGAGACCCCGGCCATCTTGGCGGCCATTCCGGCCTGTTCAAGAGCCGTTTGTATTTCGGGCAACTCTGCAGATCCCTCTCTGGCGGCAGCTGCCATGATGTTCATCATTTCCGCCATTGCGCCGGAGGCCTTAAGGGGGTCGTCCAAGGAAACCTGGTACTGATTCATCGCTGTTGTCAGCACCTGTGTGGCGGCAACAACATCATTGCCCATAGTCTTGCTGAGCGTCATGGCGCTCTGCCCCATCGCGCTCAATGCGGCCGGTACCTTAGCAATTTCGGAACTTAGTTTTGATAGTATTAGCTTATATGATTCAACACCTTGCGCTGCGCTTCCGCCAAATGTCTTTGCAGCATCCCTGGCATATTTTTCAATTTCTTGTAGTTTGGATCCGGTTACTCCGGTAATAGCAGAAAGATCCTGCATGGCAGCATTAAGCTTAAGCCCGGGTTCCGACACTTCTCTTAATGTTGCAGACAAGTCGCGAAGCACCTGAATGCCCTGATTCAACGAAATGAGGTTTGCCTGGAATTTTGAGAATGCTCCGGTAGCCTTATTTGTTGCCGCCTGCAATCCTCCCATTTGGCTCGAAAGCTGAGAGGTGAAGGTGGCCGCATTGCCGGCGAATGTTATATTAAATACTACCTGATTAGCCATCTTACTTATTATTGAATTTTTCTACAGCAGACAGGAACGCTTCTTTCGAATTTTCTTTCTTGTTTATCTCTCCACTTTTGAGAGGCCTCGTCTCTTCCCACTCAAACACGGCTATATCTTTTGCTTTCATATTCTTCTTATTACTGTATGGCAGCAAAAAATACAAGGCCAAAAATCTCATTCTTTCCCAGGCATTTCTGTGAGTCGCCTGATACTCGTTTAGCTTATGATCTTCATAAGCTACGCACACTTGCTCAAACTCTGGGGGGGTTAGCTCGCAAAAATCTGAGAGACTCAGTCCAATCACGCCTAACCCGATACCCAGTATTTGATCAATTGTTTTTACCTCTTGCTTTTTTTTTCCGGCTGGGCATTTGCCGACATCCCCGCCTCCTCTAAAAGAGAGGTAAATAAGTCGGCTGACGGCCCGAACTCAAGCTGATCGACAAAGTCATCTACCCCTAAGGTAAACTCGACTTTTTCGGCCCTGCAGGCAGAGATTGTACAGGCGTACAGAAACTCCCCTACCTCTGACGAGCCTTGAATCTGCTCGACTTCTTTGCCGGTCAGTTTTTTGAACTCCCGAATAGTCCCCATTGTCACGCGAACGGGATATTCCTTTTGCCCGATTTTAATTGTTTTCATGATTAGGCCCCCGCAACTGTTTTAGTTTCTACTTCGCCTGAATTTTCAAATGAGACCGACATTGTCGAATCGTCCTGAGCAGGGTCGTTTCTCTCGAGAGAGGTAATCACGAACAGACCTTCCTCATACTTTTTGCCAGCGACTTCCGCTCCGGAATACTTTATCAGAAGTTCCGCTGCAGATTTCCATAGGGCATTAAGCGCATCATATCCGCCATCGGCATCATAAGAAGCAAGAGCGTCACACTTGATTGTAACAGCAAGCCCGGTAACCTTTTTACCCTTCCACAATCCGGTACTCTTTTTAACGCGCTCTTTTGTAGTGGAAGAGTTTGAAATTGAGCATGAAGTTTGGTGTGCTACCGGTTTCCATACCGGAACCAACACTGTACCTGTATTGATGTGCACCAGCACATCACTACCGTTAATGATATCCAAATCTGATTCTGCCATTTTAAAATATTTTTTTAATGATTAATAATAACAACATATAAGCAAGCGCCGCAATACCAGTGTATATGAGCGTTTTTTGATACCAGTAGAGTTTGTGAACCTCTACAGTTTTGGTAAAGACCTTTGATTGATTTCGTATTAACTCGTAGTAGCGTTCTTTGTAGTAAATAAGTAATTTGCGTTCCGCCATATTCGCGGTTGCCGTTAAAACGTTATTCTTTATTGACAACCTGGGAGGCTGCAGATCAACGCCTGGCTTGTAGCTCAAGATTGAGTTAATTCGTACACGGTTGCTCGAATCACATTCGAGAAGTGCCCTCACGAGTGAGGAGTCCGGGGCGAGTACGACTACTGTATCTCTTAAGCGCTCAGTCGTGTTTGTTGTTACAAGCGAATCACTCCGGGTGAGTTCCGGGGGCGCGAGTTTCCTCGAGCACGAAAGCGCGAGAAGGGCTATTAAAAGAACGATTAAACAGTGTTTAAACTTGTGCATTAGGTTGTTTTTCGATTTTGGTTATTACTCTTACGTTCTCTAATTGAGTAGTCAGATATTCGACCTGTTTGCTGAGAACACCGTTCTCCTCAGTCAACCGATTAAATCCCTCTTTGAGGCCCTTATTCTCAAGCGACAGCTTATTCATGCCCACCTTTAATTCCGCGTTTTGACCCTTAACGGTGATTAACTCCTGCAAAAGAGTGTTGTTTTTTTCTACAAGCATGTCTATCGAACTTTGCAGCTGCTGCAGGAAGTCGTTTTTACGCGTTTTTTTGCCGGCAAAATATGAGGCAACACCCGCAATTGGTGTCAAGCAATAGCCGATTATTGTACCCCAGTCAACGTAATTCTCCATGTGTAATTAAAATAATGGTTTAAAATAAAGGGCTATTTCCTTCTCCCGCCTGGCTACAAGCCCAGACTTAACTATTAAAATTCCCTGCGGATTCGTTGCCTTGTTCCACCTACGCAGTTCAAAGGCGATGCGTTGATCGTCCGGGTTTGCCCGTGCAATTTTTACAAATGTGGCCGCGCGAAACTTAGTTGCCCCGAAGTTGAAAACGAAGTCGGCAAGGGCGTCAAACTGATTCTGGTTAAGTCTTAGACCCGATGTGTTTAAAACGAGCTCTACATCTCTGCAGTCTGCTTGAAAAAGCGCTTCTGCCTGAGCCGGGGTAATTATCATTCCCGGGCGAGCTGTTTTAGTGTGGCCATAGCCAATTGTCCAGACACCAGCGGGACATCTGTAGGCCTGCAAACGCAGGCCCTCAGATTCCTTTATCAATTGTATCCCCGGCTGACTTATTTTCATTGACTCTTAGGGTTGACTACTCTATTACTTTCCACTTCAGGGCATCTGTAGCAAAAGCTGCAGAGGAAGTCATGTTCTCAAGAGCGTAGTATGTTTTACCTCCGTTTGACTTAATGTCGCCAGCAAAATAATCAGTTGCAGCGGCCCAGGCAGCTACAGGGATGTTTGTCTGACCTAACAGAAGTACACCTTTCATGTCTGACCTGCGCGGTCTTCCGCCGAAGCGTACAAGGGCAGAGTAGATGTCACCATAATTCAGGGCGTCGTCGGTGTTTTCGAAGAATTTTACTTCTCCAAGTGCACGCTCAACAGAATCCTTATGCCAGGCGATTGCTGCTCCACAATGTGTGGCCGCGCCGGCTGCAGTAGGATCCACAGCGGCATCTGCCAAAAGCCTCAATACGATTGAGCGCTGCATAATGTTAAATCCGAAAAGCTTACCAACGACACCGGTGGTTGCATCATAGGCGGCTAAGAAATCGCGCTGCTGGTTTGCCGTCATGTCGTTTGTGAGCTGGTCGTACATCTCCGCATCAATCATCAGGAAGCGGCCTTCAGCTGGGATATTCCAGTTGTTGAATTGCTTTGCTGCCTTTTTTACATCAGACATTTTAAACGCTCTACGCAATCCTGTAGCGGCGTCAAGGTGTGCTGCAACTATGTCGACAAATGCCGATCCGGTTGTGCGGATGATAGTACCACCTGCAGGGAACCATTTAAAAAACGCATCAACACCGACTGCGTCGGCCAATACGTTCTTTGTGTCTTTCAGAACACTGTCGCGTTTGTTGTAAGAGGTCTCAACCTTTTCTGCATCTTGAATATGCACCGGCGAAGATGAATACTCGTCCAGATTGTAGGTGACATCAGTATCCGTACGTCTCACTGCAGCAGCAGGGAATACGGCACGATTTTTAGTTACGGACGGTGATGATCCCGCTTGTGGGATGTGCACAACCTTGCCCGCTAATACAAGATCATCCGCATTTACTGCGAATGCCAGGTGAGGATTCGCGGCATACAGTGCCTCTACGATATCCTTTTTCCAAATTTCTTTTTCAACAGCCATTTTTATAAAAATTAAATAATTAATGTTTCAATGAAATTCCTACTTGCTTGTAGGTTCCGATCCGAATTCCTCTTTGAATTTCAGTTTGTACAGGTCCGGATAGGTTGATTTAACCTTACCCAACAGACCCTTCTTGTCCATCTCATTAAAAGACAGCTTCTCAAGCTCGACGAAGTCGCCTTTACCGCCTTTACCGAAATTGCCCTGCACGTCGGGACGATCTGCAATAGACTCAAGCGACAGCTTTGCAGCGTCGAAGTCTTTTTCGAATAATGTGAGCTGAGAATCTTTCGCCTTAGCGTCTATTTTCCCAGCAAGAATTGCAGCATCAACCAACTTGATGGCTTCTGCTTTTTGAGCATCTTTTTTGTCCTTCTCAATTGTGGACAGTTTCAGGGTAAGGCTGTCGGCACGTCCCGCTTTTTCAAGCTGAATTTCCATAGCCTCCAAAATTTCGGCTTCAGTCGCGTTAGACTTAAGTCCGAGCTTTAATGCAATTTTCTCCATGTTGTCAGTATTTGTATTGTTGATTGTGCCTAAGAGTTTAACAGGGCACTCTGCGTTGTTGCTTAGTGTTACCGGCTTTTGCTCAGTATCGCAAACTACCGGATCAGCGCATAGAGCTAGTGAGTTATCGTTTGACCCGATGTCTACTATTGAAAATTCAATCAAACGGCATTTAACTACCGTTTCACGGGTTTGTCCCGGCTTGAGCCATTTCTCATCCCTGGAGGTTTCGATAGGCAAGAAACTTATTGATCCCATTCGGAGAAAGCCTCCGTCGACTTTGTCAGATATGGCACGGGCAAATGTGTCATTCGTATCGAATGTAACTTCGCCAAGTAGGCGTTTCCCCTCTATTCTGAGGTTTTCGATCGTACCGATTGGCAAGATCTCATCCTTGGTACCGCGCCAAGGGCGCATGTGCATCCACAAAACAAGCGGATTATTTTTGAATTGCTTAAGATCGATTCCGGCTGTATTTATCCAGAAACCGTATGAATTTAGGTTCTCATCCGAAAGCACGAACGTTTTTGCCATCTCTTTTATTTTTCACAAAATTTGAAAAAGAGGCTCCCCCACACAAAAAGAGTGTAATACCTTCACACTCTTTTTTAATAACCCGCGCCCACGGGTCAATTTTGTAACAAAAAAATCATGGGCGACATTTCAAGAGAGCAAAAAAAAGAGTTTGCCAGGCTTATATATTTTCAAGAGCCGGGACTTCCGCAAAAAGAAATTGCTGCGCGTGTAGGTACGTCTGTAGTATCTGTTAACAAGTGGATAAATCAGGAAGGCTGGAAGGAAATGCAAAAGTCACTTCTAACCTCAAAGGCCGAGCAGCTGTCCATGCTGTACAACTCACTTGACAATTTCAACCAGGCTATCCGGGACAGGAAGGCATCGCCGTATCCAACCAACAAGGAGGCAGACACACTAATAAAAATGACAGCTGCCATTCGTAACCTCGAGACAGAAACTTCAATCGCGGAAAAGATAGAAACGGGGAAAGCATTTCTGCAGTTTTTACGAAAGCTCGGGCCGCAACAGCTGCAGTTTTCAAAAGACGTGGCCAGATTATTTGACGCCTATATAAAATCTTGTTTGTAATGAAAAAACCGCCTAAAATATCGGATAAGGTCGCCTTAAAAGACTGGGAAGAGTATCTGCGCTCTTTTATCCAGGATATAGCCGTTGACCCGGACGAGGACGAACACGATCGGATAAAAAGAAAGGCCGCTCTTGAGGCTGATAATGAAGCGTGGTTTGCTTACTATTTCCCTAACTATTGTACTTCTCCTCCGGCAGGATTTCAAATTGCGGCGTCAAAACGTCTATTTGAAAATTCTCGTTGGTACGAGGTTCGTTCCTGGGCGAGATCACTCGCCAAGAGCACAAGAGCAATGATGGAAGTATTAAAGCTTAGTCTTACTGGAGAGATAAGCAATATCTTGCTGATATCAAACTCATACGACAATGCTGAGCGCTTATTGTTGCCATTTAAAATCAACCTTGAGGCAAACAGAAGAATCATACAAGACTACGGGGAGCAGATTTCGGTTGGGCAGTGGGAGACGGGGGAATTTGTAACAAAGCAGGGTGTTAGTTTTCGCGCGCTGGGTGCCGGTCAAAGCCCCCGGGGGACACGTAACAAAAACAAACGTCCGGACTTTATTTTAATTGATGATATCGACACGGACGAAGAGTGCCGCAATCCGGAGCGTATAAAAGTTAAGTGGTCCTGGGTTGAGGAGGCGCTTATACCATCTATAGACCCATCTGAGAAGGTCAGGATATTGTTTTGCGGGAATGTAATAGCAAAATATTGCTGCATCACTGAGGCCGGTAAAAAGGCAATGTACTGGGATAGGGTTAATATACGCATGGTAAACGTCAAAAAATTCAACCCGGTTGTTGATTTTGAGCAAGGAAAGTCTGTTTGGCCGGAGAAAAACAAAGAGGAAGACATTGACTTTATGATGTCAATCATTTCCTTTATTGCCGCGCAGAAGGAATTTTACAACAACCCGACAAACGTTGGAGAAGTCTTTAAGAACCTCACGTACGCCAAATGTCCTCCTCTTAATAAGTTCAGATATCTTGTAGCTTATGGTGACCCGGCGACATCCAACAAAGACAAAAAAGGAAGGTCAACAAAAGCTCTGATTTTAATAGGCTTATTGGAAGGGAAGTATTACATAATAACAGCATTCGTTGAAAACTGCAGCAACGATACGTTTATTAATTGGTTTTATGACATCAAGGCATATGTGGGAGACAAGACAGTTGTCTACTACTATATGGAAAATAATTCGCTGCAGGATCCGTTTTTTGAGCAAGTCTTTATGCCCTTGTTTTTTAATAAAAGCAAAGAAACCGGCATTACTATCCCAATCTCTGGAGATGATCGTAAAAAGCCCGACAAATTCGCAAGAATAGAGGCTGGTCTGGAACCCCTTACAAGAAAATCAATCCTCATTTTCAATGAAGATGAAAAAGGTAACCCTCACATGCAACGACTTCTTGAGCAGTTTGAAGCTGTCAATCCTAATTTGAGCGCCCCAGCTGATGGTCCGGATGCGGTTGAGGGTGGAAAATGGGTAATCGACAACAAAATAATCAACCCCGCTGAAGCATACCATTTTGGTGCAAGGCGAGTTAATAAAAAACGATATTAACAATGTTTATAGTAGAAGAGGAACTGAAAACACATTTGCGGAACGAACAATTAGCCGCAATCACAAGAAATGATGACACAATTGCTCCAGCTGCAATTGACGGTGCTATTGCCGAAGCCAAAGGATATCTTGGTGATTATAATTCTGAGGAGATATTTGGCAAAACCGGAAGCGACAGACACCCGCTGTTGCTAATCTTCGTTAAAGACATTGCCGTATGGCACTTCATTACACTATGCAATGTCGGCACTCAATTCGAAATCCGCGAGAAGCGATATGACAGAGCGATAAAATGGCTCGAAGGAGTTCAGTCCGGAAAAATTACTATCGAATTGCCAAAAAAAACAGATGCAGATGGTAACGCAACCAAACAACCAGTAAAATTCAGTAGCAATCCAAAACGTACTCAACATTTTTAGAAATGGCCAAAAAAACAGATAATCAGACAACTACTGTTGTCGTGAACAATTTAGTAATTAAGCCTGCAAATCGGGCGTCAGTTGATATTAAAAACTGGAGAACAGCTCTTTCATCTGCTGAACGTGGGCGGCGCACGGCTTTGTATGATCTCTATGAGGATATCTTACTTGATAACTTTCTGGCAGACGCAATTGAGAAACGTATCGAAGCAATTACGAATGCCGATATAGTTTTTTCAAATAAAAACGGAGAAAGTAATGAAGAGATTGATGCATTAATCGACACAACGGAGTTTGAACTATTGCTCACTGACATCATGAGTGCCAAAATGTGGGGATGCGCTTTGCTGCAAATTGATTTTACTCCAGACAAGAAATTGCTTGTTTGGCCTGTACCCAAAAAACACATTCGTCCAAAAGAAAAAATGATCGCTATTGATCAAAGCGACGAGAGCGGATATCCATTTGCTCAAGATGATCGCTTCATTTTTATTGGCGACGATAAAAATCTGGGGTTAATACTAAAAGCGTGTCCATACGCTATTTACAAAAGAGGGGATTTTGGGGATTGGGCGCAGTTCGCGGAAATCTTTGGTATGCCATTTAGAAAAGCGACATACAACAACTATGATGATACAATGCGTGTTCTTCTTGAGCAAGCAATGGAGGCGGCAGGATCGGCAAGCTATGCCGTTGTCCCGGAAGGGTCCAACATTGAAATAATGGATTCAAAAAGTCAGGGGAATGGACAATTATATAAACTTCTCAGAGATGCATGTAATGAAGAGATTCTCGTTGGAATACTCGGGCAAACAATGACAACACAAAACGGGTCTTCGCGAAGCCAGTCTGAGACACACATGGAAGTTCAAGAGAATAAGCATAAGTCCGACAGAAGGTTTGTTCAAAGAATTCTTAATGAGAAACTCCTGCCTTTGTTGGAAAAAAGGGGCTTCGCTGTTAAGGACGGATGGTTTTCTTTTCCTGAAAAAGGAGAATCGCTATCCCTCAAGGATAGAGTAACTATTGATGAAAAAATGAATGATATAATCGACATTCCTGAAGAATACTATTATGACACATATGGATACCCTAAGCCCAAAAAAGGAGATAAGGTTGGCAACAAAAAGGATCCCCAGGTAACGAGCCCTAAGGACAATAAACTATTATCACGTATTAGCAGTTTTTTCGTCAAGGCCCTCCGCGAAAGGGGGGCGGCAGATTTAGATTTCTAGTCGACCGTTTATATTATGAGGGACTACAACTATCAGATTATATAGAACTCGCTGAAAAGCGAAGCAAGTTCACGCCTGTTCCGGAGGATATAATCGAAAAAGCACTTCACAGCATCTACACTAAGAAAGTAGACGTTAGAAATGAAATTGAAGAAAACCTCTTCAAGGCAAATTATCAGGTGCTCAATGATGCCATCTCCAGCGTAGAATTCGGTAAAGTCAATGAGGAATTCATAAATCAGTTACGAAGCAGCACTGCAGTTTTTGCAGCGTTTAAAACACACCGTCAGCAGAATGATATTGCAAAACAACTGCTCGACGACAATGGCAAATTAAAGCCATACGCATCATTTAAGGAGGATACGGCATCTATTACAGGAAAGTATAATAACGTCTGGCTGAGAACGGAATACGACACAGCTGTTATACGTGCCCGGGCTGCAGCAAACTTTAAGAAGTTTGAGGAAGATGTTGACTTGTTCCCAAATTTGAAGTGGTTACCCTCTACTTCACCTAACCCCCGGGATACGCATAGGATATTTTATAATTTAGTGTTGTCGTACGATGATTCATTTTGGCAATCACATTATCCTGGCGACGAATGGAACTGCAAATGCGGCATTACAAACACAGACGATCCGGCAGATACGATAAGACCTAAATCGGCCTATAAACCGTCTGCAGGAATAGATGAAAACCCTGCTTTCACAGGCAATATTTTCACTCCGACACACCCTTACGTAACTGGACAGTATAAAGGAGCAGATAAAGCCGTTAAAAACTTTCTTGGAGATGCTTTTACTGTGTTGAAGGAGTATAAAAATGGGGGACGCGTAGAAGCATACAGGACTGTAGATAAAAAAGCCGGAGATTATAAAGATATTTACTCCATTGCCAACGAGTTTGCCAAAAAAGGCGTGAATGTCAAAATACTCTCAAGGATTCATTATAAGTCTCATGAATATGAAACCGTATTTGGCGATTTAAGCGGCACCAAATATGCCGGAAAATGCCCGGATATGCAGGTAAACAAAAAATTCTATGAGTACGAAAGTTTTAAGCGGCCATTTAAAAAAGTAAAGGTATCCCGGATGCTGTCTCACGGTGCCATTCAGTCCGGCAACATAGTTATTGATAACAACAAAGGAGCTTCAACAAGATTCCTGTTGAAAATAATAAATAATAGAGTAAAAATTGGCCAGGAAATTAACGAAGTGTGGGTATACGAAAAGGGGAAAATCCGGCTGATTTATAAAAAGCAAAGCCACTAATGAAAGTGGCTTTACGGTGCACGAATCCGTAGAATCGGCTAGGATGTTACTCCATAATGCAAATGTATATAATATTTTTACAAAACGATGACTCCGGAAGAATTTTTTCGAAAAATACAACAAAATTTAAAAAGGATCCAGCCATTTATTGAGCGGGATATGCCTCGAATTGCCGGCAAGCTCGCTGTTGACTTCTACAAAGATAGTTTCCGCAATCAGGGATTCACCGATAAGTCTCTAAAGAAGTGGCAGAAGGCAAAGAGAACACTTTATAAAGACAATTTTGCCTCAAGCCAGTATGGGACACTTTTGAGTTCACGAAATGAACTGATGGAAAGTATAACGTATCGTGTCGGTCTGGGATTTACGGTGATCGTGTCTGATAAAGAGTATGCAGAAATACACAATGAGGGAGGCTCGGTTGACTTCAACATAAAAGTTACTCCAAAGATGCGAAAATTCGCCTGGGCAAAGCATTACAACGCCGACAAAGACTCAAAGGAAGCAGATAAATGGAAGGGTTTGGCGCTGACTAAAAAGAACATTCTCAACATTAAGTTCATAATGCCAAAGCGGCAATTTATGGGAGAGTCAGAGACAATGAGCAAACAAATAGTCGGGAAAGTAGAAGATAAATTGACAAACCTTTTAAATATCAATTAAACGGCCATGAAACATCTTTATAACGGCGTTGCAGCGTTACTGCAAACAAAGGTTCCGGAGCTACGTTGGATAGACCAGGACACAGGGCAGCTTGAATATTATACACTAAGACCAGGGCTTGACTTTCCAGCAGCCCTTATAGACGTGTCATACCCCCAATGCGACAATCTAGGGGCGGGAGGAGAGCAACGCTGTACTGCCGACATTAATGTAAGAGTAGTTTTTGAGGTATGGAGCGACTCCAATATGTCCGCTCCGGAAGAAGTTCGAGAGCTCGCGCTTACAATGTATGATACTCTTGCCCTTATCAAAACTAATCTGCATAATTGCAAAATAGCAACGGGTGAAACGCTGTACCGAGTATCAGTACGCCCGGAGAAGCGAGAGGATGGACTAAAAGTCTTCAATATCATATTTAAGACCAAGACTACGGAGAAATAAGAAGAGCCCCAAAAGGGGCTCTCACGTTCATTTTAAAATAGTTTTAATTGATTATCGTTATTTGGTTCTTTCGGCGATTTAATTTTTGCGTACCTTAAAAAGGATCTGTAGCCAATGCCCCACTGTGGATAAACATAATGTCGCCACACTGACTTGAGACACTTCGCCTGATTTTCCGGTTCGTAGTTTTGTTGCACTATTCGCTGGATCGCGCGGGCTCTAATAAAATATCCTTTCTTATTGTATGCCATCGAGTTTTTTCCTAAATTTGCCGCAGACCTGCCAGTCGCTGCCTTGAGCGTAAGAAACTCGGGGCTTTTTTATTGTCTATTTGCTTCCTCCAACTGTTTTTGTTTTTGTCGCATAAGTGCTTCTCTTTCCGAGATTTTCAGTTTGTCACGACTAAAGTAAGCGGTTGTATTACCACAGCACTTTTTCGCCTTAAGGCCGCTGCCACATCTGCAGGGAGAATTACGGCCAAGCTTTTCCGCTTTTAGCCCGGTAAAACCTGATGCCGGGGTAATTATTTTTATCTGTCTATCCATGTTATGCCTCCGTCATTCCTAGAGGAACATTAGTCCAGGTGCCGTTTTCATCCTTGTACTCTGCAGTAATATATGACTTTGATTCCACTGGATGATAAGCATCCCGAATGATCTTTACCCCCTCAAGAAAATCAGCATCACCACAACGCTCAGCCATTTGCTGCAGTTGTAATACCCGAGAAGCCTTTAGCGTACCTTTCTGATCTTTAGCCAACAGCTTCATTATTGTGTCAACCAGTATCTTTGTTCCGGCATCTTTTGCTAGAGAACCGATATAGTCTTTTACCTTCTGAATTCCAACGTCAACAGTATCGTCGTAGCTGTCTAAAACATATACCCCTAGAGAGATCCTAAATTGACCGTCAGCATCCATGAATTGATGTGATTTCTGCGATTCCTTCATGCCGTATAGTTCTTGCTTCATCTCAATAACCTTGCGGAACGTTTCACGGATTTCTGCTTTTTTCTGACGTAGTTTTTCAGATACTCCCGTTAGTTGGGGGAAACAGTTCTTAACCGTTTCATCGGCCAATTCTTTGTAGGCTACAATATCTTCCTCATGTTTCTTTTTTGCGGCGAGTTCATGTTGTTGAAGCTCTGCCATGAGCTCCTGACGCTCTTGTGGTGTTAAGTTTTTAATGTCCATTATTATTCTATTTTAATATTAATTCATAATTCATGTGAAATAAAAAGTCTTTCCACTGCCTGAACCAAATCTCTGCTGTTTGACTGTTGTTAAAAAGGGCATGTCTGTTTTGCTGATCTTTGACAGGGCCTCCTTGATTGGAGTTGCATTTGTGAAAAATTTGCGTTCTGAATTGTCAATCTTAATTTTTACTATACATCTGTCCTCTCCATGCTTTGTCCTTACACCTTGTTCATAGTCTAAAACTTCTATCTCCCTATTTGTCACCTCTTCAATTGAGATTATTGGAACAGCAAAGATGTTTTTGTCTTGTAACGAGTTAATTCCGAAGTCGGAGAATTTTTTCATGTTGCATATCTTTTTAATTAAATGTTGAGAATTACAGTGTTTTGCCCACCCCAGGTGAGGGCTAATATGTTTCTTATATTCTTTCTCAGATATCTTTTGTTTGTTTAATCTAGCCGCTTTCCTGCAGAAGTTCTTTTTGATCGACTTCCTCATTAAAATATGAGTATGATAAAATACATACCCAACAAAGTCAATACCTCTTAGCTCAACAGGGAAGACCTGATAATTTGACTTGATTGTTAATTTAAGTTTTGTAGAGATGTACTCGTTTATCAGATTGAACAAATCATGTAGATGAGTCTTATCTTCTGACAAAATGACTACATCATCCGCATAACGATAATAATATTTTACCTGCAGTTCTTCTTTTACCCAATGATCAAAGTAAGCCATGTAAAGGTTCGCGAAGAATTGCGATAAGTAGTTGCCGATTGGGATGCCGGGGGCAGAGTCAATGATATTGTCAAGTAAAGACAACAATCTGTTGTCCTTGATTTTCTTCCTGATAATCATTTTAAGAACGTCATGATCTACACTTGGATAATACTTCTTAATATCAAATTTGAGGCAATATTTTGTTCCCTGGATGTCTCTAAGATCTCTTTTTAGATGTTGCAAAACCTTATGAATTCCTCTGGCTTTAATACAGGAATATGTATTTGAAATAAATATTGATACCCATATTGGCTCAAGCACATTCATTATAGCATGATGCACGATGCGATCACGGAAGGGCAGACGATATATAATCCTTTCCTTGTGATCGTATATCGTGAATATGCTATATTCAGATGTTATGTATGTCGCTGTCATTAGTTCTTTTTGCAGTTTATCAATATTTGACTCCAATTTCTGAGCAAACAATTGAACCCCATAAGTTTTTGACTTACCTTTTTGGGCCTTATTGTATGCTAAAAAGAGATTATCCCTTGTGCATATTTTTTCAAACAAATCATTTCGTCTTTTCATTTCTTTGCTTTTCTAATCAGAGCCTTCGGACTAATGTCCTACCAACACTTTTTTAACTTGTTATTTTTCGCCAAGAGGCGAGGCCCTTATCTCCTTTTTTCTGCATAGGTGAGAGCTGGTACCTGCATTCGCATTCGAGTTTTCGTAATTCGCATCGTTGAACCGGAAGGACGAAGGAGAGCTCTTCAGAAATAAGCAGCCTACAATGATTAACCTAGTTGAACCCCTTTCCAGATATCCTTAAACTGTTGGGCTGAATATCTTGCAATTTCGTCTGACGGAGAGCAAAGGCGAGAGCCGGCACCCGCACTCGCACCCGAGTATTCGCAAAACGCACCGCCGAACCGGAAGGACGAAGGAAACATA